GCGTGCGCGTGCGGGGTGGACGCCGGCGGCGACACGTCGGTCACGCCAGGTGCCGACGCGACGGCGGGAGCGGACGTTGCCGTCGCAGTCGTTGATGCGCCCGCGCTGGACGTGGTGACCGCCGAGGATCGCCCGGCCGCGGTGGACGCCGTCGCAGTCGCCGACGCGGGGCCGGTGCGGGTGTGCGGCGACGCCTCGGTGAACGTCGCCGAGGGGACGTACCTCAGCACCGGCGGCGGCCGCTTCACCAACTGCGGCGGCTGCGGGGTGCTCTGCGCTTCATCGCAGCGGTGCACCGCGGGGGCGTGCGGACCGAGGTGCCCCAACGGCGAGCGCGCCATGTGCGATGGGCGCCGCGTGGACCTCGTGCTTGGGGAGCTCGATGGCGGCGTGGTCACGAACTGCGGCGCGTGCGGAAACACCTGCCCGGCCGGGCGAGTCTGCGACGGTTGCGTCTGCGCGATGTGACGCAACGCCAGTCCGACCGCAAGTCCCTCTCAGGCGAAGGTGATCGATCCCGTTCCGCTGGAAATGGCGACTTGACCCGAAGACAGAGTCGTGTCGGTGCCTGACCAGTCGATGTCCTTCACCTTGCCCGGAAGCGCGGTGTAGACCGAAGCCTTGACGCCCGCTTCGTCCACCGTGACGGGGTCGCCGGCGGTGCTGATGGGGAGCGCCGAGAAGTACGCGACGATGGCCGCGCGCGCTGCGGTCCGGTTGGCGTCCGTGTCCTGACCTGCCTTGAAAGTCACCGTCATGCCAGACACGTCGACGGTGACCTCCGTCGCGTGAGAGAGCGTCGGGGTGTCCGTCAACGGCTTGCGCTCGTCGACGTAGGCCTGAGCGTCGGCAAGCTGCCCGCTGCCGATGTTCTCATCGGCCCCGCTCACCCAGATGGGCACCGCGCCCGTGCCGGGGATCGTGTCGAAGGCCACCTTCGTGATGCCGCACGACACGCCGAGCTCGTCGACGGCGTTGATGCACCAGTAGCGGTACGCGGCCTGCGTACCCTGCCCCACCGCAAGGGTGGACCACTTGTCGAGGCACCGCTGGCGCAGCGAGTCGTCGCCCTCGCGGTCGCGCGCCGAGGTCGCGAGAATCTGCGCGGAGATGGTCACGCCGGGGAGCGCGGGCGACACGATCACGGCGGGCGTCGCGGTGTTGCCGCTGGTGCCCTTGCGCTGCGCCTTCACGGTGATGGGCACCGACCCGGCCAGCGGCACCACCACGTTGCTGGCGTTGGTGCTCTGGAACCGCAGCCCGCCCGACGACGCGACGACGAGCGCGGCCGCGCCGATGGTGTAGGGACCGATGCCGCTGCCCGCGGTAAGCGTCAGCGTCCACTCCGCGAAGGTCGCGGCGATGCGGGTCTCGTCAAATCGCTCCTGGGCCAGCAGGTCGAGCCACGAGGCCTCCTCATCCTCGACCGCATCGTCGAGGCCCTCCGCGGTCGAGAGGAACGCGCCGTTGGCGAGGCTCGCCACGGTGGTGTCGAGGTCTGCGAGCGCCGCGGCGTCGCCCTTCACGAGCGACCGCGGCACGCTCCCTTCCTGCCAGTCGGCGGTGGGGAAGCCCTCGGTCGCGAGCTTCGCGAGCAGCTCCGTCTGGAGCGTCGTCTCGGAGCGCGCGGCGACGAGGTCTGTCAGGTCGAGGGGCACAGCGTCACTCCTGGAAGCCGATCACGTCGAGGTTGATCGTCGGCGCGAACGCGCCCGCGACCTTGTACTGCACGTCCTGGTTGGTGTCGGTCTCCAGCCAGAAGCTGCGCTCCACCGAGGGCCACTGCGTGCCGGTGCCGCACTCAACGCCCACGACGCCGCCCACGGTGCCGCCCTTGCGGCGCAGCGTCGCGCTGCCGATGGTCGTTGCGACCGCGGTGTTCGGGATGAGGTACGCGGACAGCTCCGCGAGGCGCGAATGCGGGGGCACCAGCGCCGAGAGGTCCACGTCCGTGTAGGAGGTGTCGCCGCCCGCCGCGAGCACGCGCAGGGCCGTCGCACCGAGGTCCGACACCCGGTAGGAGTAGCGCCCGCGGTACGCCGTCACCGCGATGGGTGCGCCGCCGCTCGTCGTGCGGAAGCACCCGATGTAGCGCCGCAGCGCGTCGCCTCCCGCGCTCTGCCAAAGGCCCGTGGCATCGGGCGCGGTGGTGTTGATCAGGAACTTCAGCGTCGTGGTGCCGTCGCTGTACGCGTAGGCGTAGTACCAGGTGCTGTTGCTCAGCGACGCAGGCGCGCCCTCGACGTTCGAGAGGGTCAGCGTCGTCTCGGCCGCGACGTAGTACGGCCGCCACGTCCCCGAGGAGTCGCGCACGCACAGCGAGCTGATGGCGCCGATGGTGACGGCGAACACCGTGCTGGTGCCGCCCGGCGAGACGCCGAAGCGCCCGGCCGCGAGGTGCTGTCCCCAGAGGCCGCCGCGGGCGTAGTGCGCGCGGTTGAGGGCCGTCTGAAAGACCGCGCGGACCTCGTCGGCGTCGAGGTCGTCGCCGTTCTCGGGGTGCTCCGCGTTGGTGCCCGTGTATTCGGCGGTCGTCGTGATTGCAACCAGCGGCATGTCAGATTCTCCAGCGAGTCGTTGCCCCGCCCCAGACGGCGGGTGATCCCCAGGTGCCGCCCGCGCCCCACACCGAGGGGTCCGTCGAGCCCAGCACCAACCAGCCGATGTCGCGGGCGTTGCTCACGCTCCGCAGAAAGCGCCGCATCCGGCGGGCGTCATCGCGCGAGGCGTCCGAGCCCCAGGTGCCAGTGCCCCAGGTGTCAGGCGCGCCCCACGGTCGCGCAGCGAAGCCGTACCCGAAGGTGAAGGCGTACCACTGCGCCCACGGCGTGACCCCGAGTTGCGCCGCGGTGCGGACCTCGATGGTGGGGAAGCCGAGCAGTGTCAGCGCCACCGTGAGGCCCGCGAGGCGGCCCGCGGTCGGCCAGAAGTCCCACGCCTGGCGCACGCGCGCGCGGATGCTCGCCGTCGTCTCGCCCGGGAGGCGCTCGAGCGCGGCGTCGGCGAGGTGCAGGTCGAGGGCGTCGAGGGGCGCGCGGCCCGGGAAGCCCGCCAGCACCGCGTCCCGCGCGTGAGTGACCGTGCTGTCCTTCTGCCGGCCCCACGCCGCGCCCCACTTCGACCCCCACGTCCCGCGGTGGCCCGGGGGATGGGTGTCGCGCTGGTAGCTCTCGAAGTCGTCGCTCATGTGGCCTCGGCGGCGATGACGGCCGCGGTGACGGCGTTGATCGCGAGGGTCAGCCGCAGGGGCACGGTCGAACCCACGAGGCGCACGCGCCCGTCGAGGCGCAGCGTGTCGCCCGCGAAGGTCGCCGTGAGGGCGACGTCGTCGACGCGCTCGTCGCGGCGCAGCTCCGTGGCGGCGGCGGACTCCAGGCGCCGCAGGGCGCGCGCGTCGATGGTCTCGTTCGTCCAGCCGCGCACGTCGAGGCCGTACCCGGGCTCTCCGAGCAGCGAGCCGCGCGGGGTCACGAGGCGCCGCAGCAGGGCCTGCCCGACGGCCGTGCGACCCGTGACCACCCGGAAGTACGGGTCGAGGTCGGGCAGTCCCGTCGCCGGGTCGATGGGGGTGTTGATGTCGGCGGTCGCAGAGAGCGTCACGGGATCCTCACCACGTCGGAGCCGCCCGACACCGCGCCGATGGCGCCCGTCGGCGGGACCACGCCGGTCGCGAGCTGCACGGCGCTGAACCACGCATCGAGGGTGTCGCTGCGGTTCACGGCCTCACCGTCGCGCGCGGCCTTCGTGCTCGCGCCGTTGACCTTCAGCGTCGTGACCGTCGCGGCCTCCCAGAGCGTCGCGACGGGCCGCGCGGGGTCGCCTGCCTCGAAGCTCAGGAGCACCCGCGCGCCGACCGGAACCGTCACCGCCACGCCCGGGAGCCCGGTGCGGATCGGCACGCCGGTGCAGGGCGCCACACGCGCGGCGTCGTCGGGGATCAGGTCGAGGGTGCCGTCGCCGCGCTGCGCGGCCACGCGGGCGGGGTAGAGCGCCTGGTAGTCCACCCGGCGAGTGAGCGCGGCCACGAGGCGCGAGAAGGCGTCGAGGAAGCGCCCTGCGGGCTTCTCCGTGGGCTCCGCGGTCACGACCGTGCGAGCCGTGCCTGCGTCGAGGCGGTGCTCCACGAGGCCGACGCGCACGCTCACGCCGTCGCCCGGGAGCGAGAGGGTCAGCCCCGGCAGGATCGAGAGCAGCGCCGCGGCGTCGCCGCCGAGCTCGTAGCGTCCGACCTCGGGGCGCTGGTCGAGCAGCTCCACGCCGGTCGGGGTCAGCGTCGCCCAGGTCTCGGCGCCCACCCACACGGTGCCATCGAGCAGCACGCGCCACGAGAGGCCCGCGGCGCGCGCGACGTCGCCCACGGCCTGCGCCCCGGTGCCCGCCGCGCGGTGCCAGCGGGTCACGGAGCGCGAGAGGTCTGCCGAGGTCGCGGAGAGGGTCTCCCCAGCCTCGCGCAGCACATCGGCGAGGGCGGTCCCGAGCGTGGTGGTGTACTGCGCCACCGGGGGCACGGCCTCGGGGAGCCCGGCCGCACCGCCCACGAGGCGCCCCGCCCAGCGCCCGTACGCCACGCCGCCCCGGTGGACGGCGCCGCGCAGGGTGACGCCCTCGACGACGAGATCCTGCGCGCCGAGGATGTCCTCGTCGGTGTCGACCGTGACGTCGGCCACCCACACGCCGATGCGCGGCAGCAGCACCGACGCGCGGAGCACCGGCTTGCCGTTGAGGGTGAGGTCCATCGGTCAGGTCGGGGGGCGCGTCGCTGCGCCCTGCGAGGGCGGCGTCGGGATGGGGTTCTGGGCGTTCACGCGGGCGATGCGCGGGTCGATGTCGTCGGGCGTGTCCGTGGCCGCGGCGGGTCGGCGCGAGGCCGTGCCCGTGCGCGCCGCCGGCGGGCGGTACTCCCGGCAGGAGAGCGTCAGCGTGGTGAGGTTCTCGTCGTCGACCTCGGGGCCGTCGACCTCCACCACCAGCACCTGCTCGATTCCATGGAAGGCCAGCGCGGGGTGCGCCACCGCGACCGCGTCGTGCCGCGCCGAGCGGTCGACGGGGAACACCCGCTCCGCGATGACATCGAGTTGGGCGACGCCTTCAGCGTCCCACGCCGAGAGGGTGATCTTCGGCGAGGCGAGCGTGCGCCCGTGGATGCTCAGGCTCGCGCCGTTCGCCCCGCGGCGGTTGCGCTCGTCGACGCGCACCGCACGCTTGGCGCCGTCGACCTTCGCGAGCCCCAGGAACTGGATGCCCGCGATGGTGATTTCGTCCCAGGCGTCGCCGCCCGCGGACCCGGGGAAGGGGAGCGCCATCAGCCCACCGCCAGCGCCGCGGCGTCCATGCGGCCCGCGAAGAACTCCGAGAGCCGGTCGACGAGGGTGTCGGCGAGCTGGTCGTCGGACTGCCCGCGGCCGTCGACGTTGATGGTGATGTTGATCGGCCCGCGACCCGCAGCGCCACCCGCAGCGCCGCCCGAGAGCATCCCCGACACCGCCGACGAGACGTCGGGGGCGCCGCGGTTGAGCCCCACGGTGAAGCCCTCGGCGCTGTACGCACCGAGCTCCGCGAAGACGCGCGAGGGAGAGCGGATCCCGAGGGCATCCCGCGCCGCGCCGACGATGCCGCCGGCGAAGCCCGTCACGGTCTCGCGCGCCGAGGCGATGCCCGCGGTGATGCCGTTGCGGATGCCGTTCACCAGCGCGGCGCCGATGGCGAGCGCCAGGTCACCGATGCGCTGCGGGATGGACATGATCGCTTCGATGAACTGCGCGAAGCCCGCGCCGAGGATCGTGAGCACCACGAAGAACTCCCCGAACGCGACGGTGAGGCGAACGCTCAGCCCGACGATGTAGCCCAGGCTCTGCGCGAACAGCATCGCCGTGGCGGTGATGGAGTCCATGTCGGTGTTGCCGTCCCGGAACGACTGCAGCATGGGGGCGATGCCCTCCATGAAGCCTTCGAGCGCAGGGCCTGCGAGCGCGCCGACGAAGCGCACGACGAGGGGCAGGATGCGGGCGAACTCGCGGGTGAACATCTCGACGTTCTCGCGCGAGAAAATCGTTGCGAACGCCTCGCCGCCCACGTTGAGGACACCCGCAATGGCGCGCTGTAGCGCCTGCCCTGCCTCACTCGACCCGTTGAGGGCCTCGCTGATGGCGAACAGGCTCGCCTTCATGGCGTTCAGCCCAGGGAGGTTCTCCAGCCCGATGCTGGTGATCATCCCCAGGGGCGCACCTTCGAGGTTCGAGAGGGCGCCGCCGAGGCTGTTCCCGCGCTCTGCGGCGAACCCGCCGAGACGCTGCCCCGTCAGCCCTTGCAGCTCCTGCAGGATGGCCTCTTCGGCCATCGCGCCGGTAATCCGACCGGACCGCCGGGCGTCGTCGATGCGGTTTTGGTAAGCGAGGTCGGTCTCGCCGGTGTTGCGGTTGATGCCCGCGAGACGCGCGGCCCGCTGCGTCACCGCGGTGCGTGACAGCCCTGCCGCGCTGGCGGTCTGTCGAATGTCCTCGTCGCGCGCCCGCGCGCTCCCATGGAGCTGCGAGAGCCCGAGCACGAACCGCTGCTGCGCCGTCGGGTCAAGGGATCCGCGCAGCGCCTGCACGTCGAGGCTGGCCGCGTTGACGCGCTCGCCCATGCGCCCCGAGTAGCCCGCGGCGGCGATCTGCGTCGCGGCCTCGATGGCCCCGGCTTCGTCGGCCGGCGTCTGCCTCGCCACGGCCTGCGCGCGCCGGAACGCCGCCGAGCCGACCTGCTGGATGCTCCCCGCGCCGCGGGTGCCGCGGCCTCCGAGCACCGCGCCGAGGGTGGTGACCGCGCTTTCGCGAAACACCGCCATCTGGAGGATCCAGCGGCCGATCTCGACGCCGACCATCGCGAAGCCGCCGACCATCGCCGCAGCCGTCGCCGTGATCGCGGTCGCGGTGGAGGCGATGGTTCCCAGGACGCCGAAGGTCCCGCGCAGCAAGTCGGTCTGCGTGCGGTTCTGCTCCCGCATGTCGCGCAGCCCTGCGCGCCGGGTGCGCTCCGCGTCGCGGCCCTGGCGCTGCTCGAGGCGGTACTGGAACATCGTGGTGCGGCCCACGTCGCGCATGTGCCGCCGCCAGCCGCGGTCGCTGCTGGCCTTCTCGCGGGCGGCGTTGCGCTGCGCGCGGTCGGCGTCGCGCCGAGCGTTGCGCGCGTCGCGGTCCGCGGCCCGCCGCGTGGCGGCCTGCGCGCGCTCCGCGGCCACCCGCACGCGGCGCTGGGTCGCCTCGTCGGTCGAGAGGCGGCGGTGCCCCACGCGCTGGGTCTCGACGGTGCGCGCGGCGGCGCGGGCCACCTGGCGCTCGCCGGCCACGCGGCGCTGCACGCCCGACGACGAGGACATGCGCCCGAGCGTGGCGTTGAGCCGCGAGCTGGCGCCGTCGACGTTCTCCAGGGCGGCCTGGAGCGACTGCAGGTCGCGGCGCAGGCGCTGGGCAGCACGCTGCGCACGGTCCCCCTTCAGCTCCAGCGTCCACGTCGTCTTCACTTCGGTGCGGCCTTGGCGAGTCCCTGGATGAGCGCGTCGATGCCGAGCGCCATCCGGGCGATGAGGGTTGCCCCGGCGCGCGTCTCAGGGGACGCGGTGCCGGGGTCGTGGTTCAGGAGGGACAGCAGACAGTCGGCCGCGACGGATTCGTCCCGCGCGGCCTCCTGCGCTAGCTCGTGGCTTTTCCCAGGATCACCCGGGCCTTGCCGTCGATCCCGTTGAAGAGCTCCGCGCCGAGCTCGTCGGCCGCGCCGGGCTCCTCCGCGGCGAAGGCGTCGAAGGCCGCGGCGCTGGGGTGCACGAGCAGCGAGCGCGCGAGGTTGATGTTGGCCATCGCCACCACCTCGGGCTTCGTGAGCACCTGCAGGCGCGCGGCCTTCGAGCGCTTCCAGTCGGCGTGCCCGCCCTTCTTGAAGACGAAGGCCCCGTGGCCCTCGACGAAGAAGCCGCGCAGGGCGCCGTGCTTGGGCTGCAACTCCGCAAGGAGCTTGTCGACGGCGGCCTGGGCCTCGTCGTTCTGCTCCGTCTCGGTGAGCGCGCCGTCGTTCTCGGTGTTCTCGTTCTCGTCCATGCTCAGCTCCGGGCCACCGGCGAGGCGCCGTTCACGAGGATGCCGAGCATCGAGAACGGAATCGCGTGCTCGATGGCATCGACCCCCTCCTCGGCGCCGCTGCCCCCGTCACCGAGGAAGCGCACGCCCTGCAGCGTGTCGGTGTGCACCGGCTGCCCATCGCCCTCGCTGTACGTCACCGTGATGGTGTGCGTCGCGTCGAGCCAGCCCGCCGTCGCGAGCTCGCGGTACTCCGCCTCGTAGAGCGTGAGCGAGCCCTCCTCGAAGGTGAGGCGGCCGGCGGTGCGGCCGCGCGGGCCGTGGCGCCCCATGACCATGCCCTCTTCGAGCTTGTAGCTGTACTTCGCGGCCTTCGCCTCGACAGGCGCCCCGCCGTCGCGCCGCACCTCCATCGAGGCGTAGGAGAAGAACTTCCCGTTGATCAGCGCGCCCATGAATCACTCCGAGGTGAGGCCGATGGTGGCCTCGATGGTGGTGGCGTAGCCCTTCGGACGGATGCGCAGCTTCGCGCGCAGGGTCTCCGTCGAGAGGATGTTGTCCGTGCGGTTCACCTGCGCGCTGGCATCGCTGGCGAGGTTGGACTCCACCATCGCGGCGCGCATCTCGCCGGTCAGGTAGGCGTCGACGGCGCTGGCGTCGCGGCGGTCGATGACGCCGCCCGTGGCCGTGCGGAAGTCGTCGTTGATCAGGGTCTGCAGCCGGTTGATGCCGACGCGCGATCCCTCGACGACGACGCGCACGTTCATGATGGTGCGGTAGTCGCTGCCTGCCTGCGCCATCGTGGTCGACGTGGCGAAGTAGCCGCTGCGGCCGTTGAAGCTCTGCGCTCCCATGAAGCGCCCGGACGCGAGGGCCGTCAGCGTGCGGAGGTCGTGGATGAGGTCACCCTGCTCGATGCCGTCGAGGGAGCCCGTCCTCACCCGCCCGGGGTGCTCCGCGAGGCCGCTGCGGCCCGTCACGTCGCGCAGCAGGGCGAGGCGCGGGCCGATGACCCACGCGACGGGGCGGCGCAGCTTGGAGCCGTCCATCATCGTGAGCAGCGCGTACCCGGCCGTGATCGCCACGAGGTTCGAGTTGAACGCGGTGAACCCGGGCGAGGCCCCGAGCAGCTCCGTCTGCCACGCGCTGACGCTCTCGCCCTGGAGCGAGGCGCCCTGGTCGCGCGCCGAGGCGAGGCCCCATCGGTAGATGCCCGAGGTGCGCAGCCCCTCCACGGAGGTCTTGAGCGTGCCCGCGGTGGTGTAGGTCACCGGCTCCGCGGGCTGCACGAATTCGTGATCGATGTCGCTCTCGGCGAGGGCGTCGAGCGCCGCGTCGAGCGTCGTCGCGTCCCAGGCCGGGGCCGCGGTCCAGAAGTGGTAGATGTCGCCCGCCACGAGGCTCGCGGCGCTGAACGTCGCGGTCAGCCCGCTGTTGCCCAGGACCACCGCGCGGTTCGCGGGCACGGGCTGCTCGGGCTGGTAGGTCACGCCGCCGTCGAGCGAGTAGCGCACGGCACCCTCGCCGTTGCCCGCGGTCGTGGTGGCGCGCGTGACCTTCACCCGCACGTCGTAGGCGTCCACGGGCGTGCCGCTGAACGTCGGAACGCTCGCACCCGTGGCCTCGGCGTGCGACGCGCCGTTGGCGCCGTAGGCCGTCCATGTGTCGCCGTCGACGAAGGTGCCGTCGGTCCACGCGAGAAGCAGTCCCGTGTCGCCGATGGCCGTCGGGGTGGCGCTCACGTTGGTGGCGTCGTCGGCGTACCAGCGGAGGCCGCCGTCGATGCTGATGCGCACCGCGGGGTTGGCCGCGATGTTGGAGCCTGCCGTCACGACCTCGACGAGCACCGCGCACGGCGCCGTCGGGGTGCCCGAAAGCACCGGGATGGCCGTGGAGGTGTTGCCGCCTCCGGCGCTCAGCGTGCCCGGCGCAGCGGCCGCGCCGCCCGACGTGGCGCAGCCACCCGCACGCGTGCCCGCGGTGACCGTCGCGGCCTTGCAGGCGAGCACGGGCCCGCCCGCGATCTTCAGGTACTGCGCGATGAGCTCGACGAGCTGCCCGCGGCCGAAGGTCGTGACCGCATCCTCGCTGCTGGAGATCAGCACGGGGCTGGCTTCGGTACCCGACGACGAGCACCCGACGACGGCCGGCGGGCGCGAGAGGGTGCGGGAGGATCCGATCCCCCCGTCGACGATTTCGAGGCTGGCAGACGCGAGGCTCATGTGGTTTCTCCGACGTCGAGGTTGCCGTCCGATGTCGCGGACCCAGTGGTGTCCGGCGCGACGGCAGTGATGGTCACGGTGGTGGGGGCGGGCAGCTCGTGCTGCGAGAACTTCAGAGAGACGAGCATCACGAGCTTCTCGCCCGCAGTCGTCGTGCCGGGCTGCGTCCACTCCCCGGCGGTGGAGTCCCAGGCGCCCGGCGCAATGGCCTGCAGCACGGTGAACAGGCGCTCGCGCATCCCCTCCACGTCGGCGATTTCCTCGCCCCAGAGGTGGACCTCGCAGACCGTGTCGCAGGTGCGCAGGGACCGCTGCTGCGCGCGGTCGCGCGTCGGCGCCGAGTAGGCATCGCGCGTCGGTACCCACACCATGCGCGGGTAGGCCGAATGCTCGTCGAGGTCGCGCTGTCCGAGGCCCGTCTGGAGCGTCGGGAAGGCCGCGACCATCGCCGCGCGGATGAGCTCGTAGGTCGCGGTCAACGCCATTGCGGGAGGGTGCTTTCGGCGGCGTGCGCCAGGCGCAGCCCCCACGTCAGCGGGAGGCGGCCCGGGGGCAGGAATGGGCGCGCGGGGATGCGAGAGGTCCCGAGCTGGTGGAAGGCGCCGTAGCGCGGCGCGTCCCACACCGAGGTGGTGCCGACGATCACGCCGTGCGACGCCAGGGCGCGCAGGTTGCCGGTCTTCACCAGCGGCCTGCGCCCGGGACGCTTCCGCGAGGGACCGCGGGCCAAGGGCTTCCATGCCTCGCCCGTCGGCGCGCGGCTGCGGTCGAAGGTCTCGCGGATGAGCCCGTCGCCCGTGGTGCGCAGCGCCCCGAGCACGCGCGCAGGGCCCGTGCGCTCGAAGCGTTCGAGCTCGCGCACCAGCAAGTCGAGGGGGTCACCCGACTCGCGGAGGCTCACCAGCCGCGCGTCCGGTCGGAGCTCACCCGCGGCCCGCTGGCGCGCGCGTGGCGGGTCGCGGTGGGTGTGGTGTTGCCCCCGCTCAGCCGCACGCGCCCGGCCGCCACGTCCTTGAGCCAGCTCGTGGCCGTGGCGGCGCGGGCCTCGATGGCAGCGTCGCCGCTGCGGTTCGGGTCGAAGCCGCGCGCGCAGAGCAGATCCCACGCAGCGATGGCGCACGCCGCCCGCGTCAGGTCCTCACCCCAGGCCGTGAGCGGGAGCGTGTAGCGCCCGCGCAGGTACCCGTCGGCGAGGACGGACGCGGCCTCGAGCGCGGCCTCCTGGGTCGGCGTCGCCATGCCCGAAAGGGCAGCCGCCGCGATCCCGAGGCGCGCGAGGTCTGTGGTGGTGGCGTAGGCCATCGCTCAGGGGATCAGGCCGAAGCCTTCAGCGCGAGGTGGAACGGGCCGTAGCCGGCCGCGCCGCGGGCGCGCACGCCGAACACGACCTCGTCGTCCCAGAAGACGTTGTCGTCCTGGTCCATGTTCTTGAAGGTCATCTTCGGGGCGCTGCGCTCCATGAAGATCAGCGGCTTCACGCTGCGGGTCGTGTCCATGAGGTAGTAGGCCGTGTCCGACCCGCCCGCGGACGCGCCGAGCTCGGGGTACACCTTCACCTGGAGGCGGCCCTTCATGGTGTTGGTCTCGCCCGCGGCGGCGGTGTCCGACCCGAACACCCGCGCGAGGATGTCGCTGTTGATGATCGCCAGGGCCTCCTCCTGCAGCGCCGGGGGCACCACGAGGAGGTTCGGCCGCACGCGCAGGGAGCGCCCGTCCTCACCGACCCAGCCGAGCATCAGCTCGATGAGCGCGGCGAGGTTGGACTTGGTGAGCGCCGTCGACGTCTGGAGGTTGTCGATGGTGCTCCCGCTCTTCAGCGCGTGGTCGTTCGCGAAGAACGCCTTGCCGTCGAAGGCGAGGCCGCTCTCGCCCGCGAGGAGCGCCTCGAAGACGAGGTCATCGGGCCAGAGCGCCACCTGCTCGCCCATGTCCATGACGAGGTGGTTGTAGGCGCCGATGTTGTCGTCTTCGATCTCGTCCACGGGGATGCCCATGGTGAGCTCGAACTTCTCGGCGGTGACCTGGTAGTCGTACGCCTTGCCGTTGATGACCTTGCGCTCGCCCTCCCAGCGCCGGAGCTTCCGGGTACTGGCGTGCGAGGGGAAGCTCATCGTCTTCGTCGACGCGGTGACGCGCGAGGCGAAGTCCGTGTAGACGGCCGGCGTCTTCGCGCGGGCGCCCGAGAAGAGCATGTTGATGGCGACCCGGAGGTCGCGCAGGGACTGCGGGGTGATCTGCATGGCGGTGTTCCTTCAGCGGTTGGTGCTGGTCACGCCAGCGTGCCGGGGCGGCAGCCCATCGGGTGAACGTCGACGAGGGCGAGGTCCCCGGCGCCCGAGGACTCCTCGAGGGCCTGGGCCATGATGAAGCTCCCGGTGAGCGCGGCCGTGGCCGACGCGCCCGAGGCGTCGCAGGTGGTGTTGACCGCGGTCTTGGCGCGGCCCGTGGTGACGGCGACCGCGAGGAGCACGCCCTCGGCGATGGCCGCCTCGAACAGCATCCGGCACGGCCCGCGGCGGCGCACGATGGCGACGGCGCCCGACGCCGGGGCGTTGAGCAGCACGCCCAGGGCGACCATGCCCGCGGTGGCCGCGAGAACCACATCGCCCGCGCTGTCGAGCGCGACGAAGCGGTTCTGTCCCGTGGTCGAAAGGTCCGCGCCCGCGAGGAGGAACAGGTCGCACACGCCCTGCGGCTGGTCGTTCTCGACGCCGTGCTCGATGAACACCTGCCCGTCGGCGTCGACGTCGTAGACGCGACCCGCGACGGGGTAGGTCCCGAGGGGGTTGCGCAGGGCGACGGTCTGGTTGTCGACCGCGTAGCAGAGGCGCCCGACGTGCGCGTCGGCGACGGCCAGCGTGGTGGCGCTGTTGGTCCAGCCGAAGATGCCGCGCTTGACCTTGCAGGTCTTGGCGCCCGCGGCGCCCGCGGAATTGTCGACGTACTCCTCCGAGCGTCCGAGCACCCGGATGGTGGGGTCGGCGCTGACCTCGACGAGGTAGCCGGACTGGTTGATGCCCACCATCACGCCGTGGCGGATCGTGGTGGACGCGGCGACGGGCAGCGCGGGGAAGACCCGCGCGATGGGCGAGTCGCCCTTCTCGTCGGTGGAACGGTTCTCGGTGGTGGCGGTCATGGCTCAGTGCTCCGTGCAGGGTGGTGACGCGAGGGCTCAGCCCTGCGCGGCGAGGGCCTTGGCGTAGTCGTCGTGCGAGATGCCGACCTGGTCGGCGATGGCCTTCTGCTCGTCGGTGAGCCCGGCCGCGGTCGGCGTGCCCTTCGCGGGCTGCGTCGGGCGGGACTGCGGGGCGACGGCGCCCGCGCGCGCGACGAACGCCTTGAGGGCGTCGTTGGTCAGCGCGGTGGTCCAGCCCTCGGCGGTCCCGTCCTGGGCGCGTTCCGCGGGCGAGAGCTTCATCGCGGTGACGGCGCCGTCGAGGATCGCCGCGCGCTCCGCGGCGACGGCGGCCTTGCGGTCGGCCTCCATCTGCGCGCGCAGGGCGTTGGCGCTCTCGGCGTCGCGCTTCATCGCGTGCAGCGCGCCGAGGGCGGCGGCGTCGTCGGAGGCGCCCGTCACGGCGCGCACCTGGGCGCGCAGCGAGAGCAGGGAGGTGGCGGCCTGAAGGCCCTCGGCGTCGGTGGTGACGCCCAGGGCGGCGAGGATCGGGTGCATGGTGTGCCTCTGGGTGTGAGTCGCGGCCCCGGCCGCGTGCGGAGCGCCGAGGGGGCGCTGGGGATCGATGGAGGGCGTCGCGCGCTTCTGCAGGGCAGCGAGGGCCGAGGCCCCGGAGCTCACCCGGTCGGCGAGCCCCGCGGCAACGGCGGCAGGCCCCGCGAACACGCGGGCGTCGAGGGCCATCACGGCGTCGGCGGTCATGCCGCGGCGCTCGGAGACCCACGCGGCGAACACCTGCGCGGTCGCGTCGATGCGCTCCTGCGCGCGGGCGAGCGCCTCCTTGGAGTGCGGGAGCGCGGGGTGCCCGTCACCCTTCGCGGCGCCCGAGGCGATGACGCGCTGGTCAACGCCCATCTCGGCGTACATCCGCGCGAGGGAGGTCATGGTGCCCATCACGCCGACGGAGCCCACGACGCCCGTCTCGGGCACCACGATTTCGTCGGCGACGCAGGCCAGGGCGTAGGCGGCGCTGCACGCGAGCTCGGAGGCGACGGCGACGCAAGGCTTGCCCGACGCCTCCACCGCAGCGCGCATCGCGCGGGCGGCGTCGAAGCACCCGGCCACGACGCCGCCGGGGCTGTCGAGGTCGAGCAACAGGCCCTTCACGCGCTCGTCGGCGCAGGCGCGCTCCACCGAGGCCAGAACGGTGTCGTAGCCCGCCCAGGACCACAGCCAGAACCGGCCGCCGCGCTGCGAGAGGGCGCCGTACACCTTCAGGACCGCAACGCCGTCGCGGACCTCGTAGGGCTCCTCCTCGTCCTCCTCGCCAAACTCACCCCAACTCGCCGTGAGGACCTCGGGGTGGCGCAGGAGGCGCTCGAACGCGCCCGCGTCCATCGCCACTACGTCAGCGGCAAGGAACGGCGCCAGGGCCTCGCGGCGCGCGCGGGCGATGTCTTCGGCGGTGGGCATCGAGGGTCAGTCCTGCGCCAGGGGCGGCGCGGTCGAAGCGGGGGGCGGGGTCGCGGCGCGGCGCAGCGGGATGCCGAAGCGCGCGGCGAAAGCGTCGAGGTCGACCTCCATCCCCTGCGCGCCCGCGCTCTGCGAGAGCTTCGAGAGCGCGTCGCCGGCGGTCTGCCACGTCGTGGCGAGCTTCGCGGTGTCCTCGGGCGGGGTCGCGTCCCACACGGGGACCGGCGCGAGGTCGGCGTCGCCGAAGTTGAAGCGCGCCCAGGGGCGCAGCACGTCGGCGCGGATCGTCTCGGCGATCCCCAGGGCGTCGGCTTCGAGCAGGTCCTGACGGATCGTGCCGAGGGCGACGGCCTTCGCGTAGCTCCCGCCCTCCTGCGCGTTGGACGCCTGCCCGAGCAGCTCCACGGCGATGCTCACGTCGCAGTGCAGGAGCACATGCTCGAAGCCCTGCCACGCCTGCACGTTTTTCGGCTCGATCATCTCGAGCGCGAAGCCCTTGCCCTCGCGGTCCCGCGGGAGCATCACGATGCCCTCGCCCGCGAGCTGGCGCAGATCGTCGAAGAAGTTGTCTTTGTCGTCGGTGTCGGCCTCTTCGGGCACCACCGCGCCGGTGATCGGGAGGCCGTGCTTCTCGCCGAAGCGCGCCCAATCCCGGCGGCTCAGACCGCGCAGGAGGTAGGGGATCGCGAGGCCGCGAATGGAGGCGTCCATCCAGCCGCGCGCGCCCTCGGGGAGGTAGCAGAGCCAGGCGCCGTCGCCCGGGATCACGTCGAGGTTGCCCGCGGTCGACGATGCCTCGTAGACGCGCCGCGCCTCGTGGTAGCGCAGGTGCTGCGGGTGCCAGACCTCCACCGAGGGCCACCAGCGGCCGCCCGACGCCTCCCAGCCCACCGCGCCGTAGCCGACGCCCTGCAGCGTGCCCCAGCGCAGGAGGTCGCGCACCAGGGACTGAGGGAACAGCGACGGCCAGCGCTCGGCCAGCTCGTCGCGCACGGCCTTCGCGCGACGCTGGTCCCCGCGGGGTGAAGGGTCGAGGCGGAAGGGCAGCCCCGTCACGGCGTAGACGCGCGTGCGGAGGTCGCTCTTGATGCGGTCGTCACCGCGCGCGGCATCGGCCAGCAGCGCGGAGCGGTGAAAGTCGCCGTCGACGTGCAGGCGCAGCGCGGAGCGCACCTGCCCGACGGTCCACGACGTGACCTGCACGTCGGACAGCGCGCGACCCGAGAGCACCCGCGGGCGTCGCGGGATGTCCTCGTCGCGGACGCGGCTGCGCTGGATCGTCGTGGGGTCGGTCACCATCGGTCGGAGCGGTCTCGGAGGCGTTCGCGGCGGGACTCGCGCGGGGTCGTGGGCGCCTCGTCGGCGTCGTCAGCGGGCGGCGTCGGCGGGCCCTTGAGCCCCTTCGCCGCGTCGCCGTAGCCAGGCGTTGCGGAGCCTTCCAGCAGGAGCCACGTCACCAGCCACACGAAGGCGTCGAGGCGATCCGGCGAGGGTGACCCGTCGCTTGCGTCCCAGGTGCAGAGCTGGTCTTCGAGCTTCGGGAGGCACCCGACGTGGTGCACCCGGTGCTGCTCAGAGAGCGCCGCCGGGGCCTCAGCCCTCGCGCGCTTGCCGCGGGAGGCGTGGACGCGCCGGATGGTGATGTGCGCGGTCTTCCGCCTCTTCTCGCGGTAGAGCTTCTCGGCGGCCGTGGTGAGCACGTGCACCGCCATGTCGCCGCCCTGGTTCGTCTCAACGACGACGCAGTCGGCGTCCAGCGCGTCGTGCAGGAGCACCGCGGCGGCGCCCCACTCGCCCGGGGTGTACTTCCCCGAGGCGTCGCGGAGGATGTAGCCGTGCCCGCGAGCGTCGACGCCACCGGCCACGATGCCGGTCTCCGCGGAGGTCTCGGTGTTGGTCGCCGAGGGGTCGACCGCAACCGCGATGCGCGCGAGCTCCGGGGACTCGTCGACGCGGTCCGCTTCGATCTGCCCGAGCCGCCAGAGAGCGCCGGGGGTGTCTTCGAGGAGTTCCGCCTCGAGCTCCTGCCGCCCGAGGCGCGTGCCCTCGAACTGCCGGAGGATGTCGTCGAGGAAGCCGCTGGCGAGGTTCGCCGCGTTCTCGTAGGTGCTGCCCCGGGTGACCGCGGTGGTGGGCTCCCGCAGGATCTTCTTGATGAGCTTCGTGGGCCTGGGCGTCGTCGTGACGCACACCCGCGGGTCGTTCCCGAGGCGCAGCCCGAAGAGCAGCTGGTCCCAGGTGTCGGGCTTCTCCCACGCGGCAGCCTCGTCGGCCCACGCGGTGTCGCACTGCGGCCCGCGGAGCTGCCGGGGCTTCTCGCTGGAGAAGCACAGCGCCCGCGCGCCGTTCTGCGGCCAGCGAAGGAGTCGTTTGGAGTGGATGTAGACCGGGCGCAGCCGGGGCGGGGCGATGTTGAGAATCCCCGACTCCCCCTCGATCATCGTGTCGCGCACGTCGGCGGCGGTGGCGCCCACCAGGTGGATGCGCCGCGCGCCCGCCTCGACGCGTTCGAGAATCCACTCCGCGCCGCAGCGGGTCTTGCCGAAGCCGCGGCCCGCCATCACGAGCCACGTCCGCCAGCCTCCCTCCGGCGCGAGCTGCGCGTCACGCGCTCGAAAGCGCCAGTCGTGCAGCAGCGCGAGCGCGGTCTCAGGTCGAAGCGCCGCCAGCGCCGCCCGGCGTTCCGGGTCGGGCAGCTGCAGCAGCCTCGCGCGCAAGGACCGCGGCGAGCTCGTCGCGGGCATCTCCACGCGGCACCTCTTCGACGGCCACGTCGGCCTGCATCTCGATCTTCTCGCCCACGCCGCTGAACCGGAGCTTGGTCTCCAGCCCCTTGCGGAACTCGTCGAGGGCGCTCAGCACCTGCCCCGGCGTCGGTGGCTTCTTCCCAGGCTTCGGCGACGCGATGGCGCGCACCTTGTCCATCAGGCCGTCGAGCGCTTCGATCTGGTCGGGGATGCGGTCGACGATCTTGGACCGGATCGCGTCGGCCGTGGCTGCTCGGGCGATGGCGCGCAGCGGGTTGAGCGCCCGCGTCACCGCGTCGTGCGACACCTCGATGCCGTGCGTCGCCTTCAGCCACGCGGCGATCTGGTGGTCGTTCCACACGCGCTTGGTGCCCGGGTGCAGGCTCTGCGACAGGTCGAAGAGCTCGGGCAGCAGCGCGGGCGGGATCTTGGGGTTGCCTCCGAGGTTGGACACGGCGGGTCAGGTGAGCAGGTCGCGGCGGATCTGGCGCTCAGGACGGCCACGGCGCGAGCGGACCTCGCGCACCTCGCAGCCCTCGCGGGCCCGGCGGGCGATCCAGCACGACGCGGCGTTGACCGTGCCGCCGCGCATGGCCGCGAGCTCCCGCGGCCCGATCCAGTCGGGGTCAGCGTCCAGCATGGGTACAGGCGGGCGCAACTCTGCCAGTGGCATCGTGCTACCCGCGACGGTTATGACCCTACGCCCGGAGCTCTGGTGGTGTCAAGGGAGGGGTCGGCGGGCACGCTCTCCCGCGCGGTCACACCGATGGTGAAGGCCACCTCGCGCACCTCTGCCCGCGGCACCACCCGGAGGCGGTACCTACCCGACTCGTCGCGCATCACCTTCACCGACTGCGACTCCGCGGCGATGTCGAGCACCTTGCGGGTGCGCAGGATGTCCTCGGCGAGCTCGGCCCGCTGGCGCTCCGCGAGGCTGCGCTCCCGCCGCTCCTGCGCCCACCCGAGTTCCGCAAGCACCCAGAGCAGCGTGGCGCAGAGCGCCCAAGTGAAGAGCACCGAGGTCACGGTGTCCTCCGCGGCGCTTCGGCGCAGCCCTGGTACTTCCGCCAGACCACGCCCCGCACCCACACCGGGCTACCGCCCTCCGCGCGGCACGCTGCGGCGGCTTCGTCCTGGCCGGGCCCCAGGACGAGGAGCAGCCCAAGCCCGATGATCAGCGCCGACCACAGGAGGCCCTTCGTGAAGCCGTCCATCACAACACACCATCCTTCACAACCTTCACATACACCTCGAGGCGCGACGCTCTCTCGTCGGCCTCGCTGGCCTGCGCGCGGAGCCGGGTGAGGCTGATCTCCGCGGAGGCGACCTTCGCCGCGAGGTCCGCAGCATGGCGGCGCACCTTCGCAGCGCAGACCGCCGCCAGGGCAGCCTCGGGCGTCTCGCCGTCGGGCACCTTCACCACGAGCGGCTCCACCCAGGAGTGAGGCGCCGCGAACCGCAGCTCGTCGCCCTCCAGGACCACCTTGATGCGGCACGCCGAGAAGTCCGGGTGCGTCACCCGCACGAGCACCACCATGCCTTTGATCCCCGCGAACATCGCGAGGTCCTCCCCGAGCGTCATCGGCATCGACATCACGCACACCTCCTGCACCGCGGGCCCCTCGCCCGCATCGTCTCGGGCCGCTGGCACCGCGCCGCGACCTCCCTGCACTCCACACCCCACGCCACGCCGTCGCAGTCCGCGCCCTGCCCACCGCACACCGGCCGCTCCCCGCGCCACCACCGCAGCGCGTAGAGCACGGCTTCGCGCCCGCGCTGGCGCCGCGCCTCGTCGGCCAGGGTCGCGGGCTTCGACGCCCACCGGGCCTGCTGCTCCAGCGTGGCGAGCGCGTGCCCAGCCGCGACGTAGAGCGCCGGGAGCCCCTCGGCCAGCGTGCCGCACCGCTGCAACCAGGTGAGCGTGCGCGCGGGCTCCTCGCCCCCGGCCCAGGCCACCGCGCGAATGGCCCGGTCGACCTCGACGCCCCGCGTGATGCCCGCCTCGGTGGCGAAGGCATCCTTGGGCCCGTCACTCGGCCCCACCGAGGTCTGCACCCGGATGCGCCGCGCGAGGGCGCCCTGCCGGGGCTCCTCGTGCCGCGGCTCGGGCGCGAGCGGGGACCACCCCAGCGGGCCGCCCGTGTCGGCGCCGCCACCCGGGCGCAGCTCGCACAGCAGCGCGCGCACCTCCACGAGCTCGGCGGCCTCGGCGCGCTGGCGGTCGGTCAGCGGGCGCCGCGGCGCTTCGGTGTCGTCGGTCGCTCGGTACACGCGGTTCACGTGCCCTCCGTCTCGTAGAGCGCCGGGTGCAGGTCGCGCCGGTCGCGCAGCCCGCGCAGCACCACCGCCAGAGACTCCACGGCCGCGGCGTCTGCCGGTGCCTCGCGCGCAGCTCGCGCCTCAACGGCCGCGAGGCGCTCCTCGGTGATCCTCTCGCCCGTCATCGGCAATCGCCTCCCTCCGCGAACCGCGCGAGGTAGATCCCCCGCGCATCGATTTCCCAGCCCGCGAGCTCGTCGGGCCCCACGCTCCTGCTCACGACCTCCCGGCCCCGCACGGTGCGGCGCGACACCCGCCAGCGCGCCTCGAGCTCCGGGTACGGCACCGCCCACGACCCCAGCGAGCGCCCGGCGTCGTCGTGCAGCTCCAGCACCACGAGGGCCACGCCGCGCACGAGCGGCCCCGCGGTCAGCGCGAGGTCTTCGTGCTGGTGTGTTGCGAGATCGTGGCGCTGGAGCCTGCCCGCGTAGCTCTTCGCCTCGATGGCGAGCGGGCGCCACCACCCCGGCGCGCGGATCTGCCCCTGGTAGTCGGCCGGGCCGGTGCCCGTGACGACGATGTTCTCGCCGCCCGGCCCGGTGTGCGCGATGGGCGGGCCGACCTTGCGCACGCGGGCGAGGCCTGCGCGCCAGGCGAGGTCGTGCTGGTCCGAGAGCCACCGCTCCCACGACGCGCCCATGCCCTGGGCGACGTGGCCGGCGGTGACGCGCCGCGGGTCGCGGGCCGTCGAGAGGATCGCCGCGGCGTCGTCGGGGTGCCCGGCGTGCCGCGCGAAGATGGCGGCGCTGGCGGCAGAACGGCGGCGGGTCACGCTGACCTCCGGGCGTCGGCGCGCTGGCCCGACCCCTCGCAGCGCACCCGCCACCGGGGCAGACGCGAGCGGTTGTGCTCCCGCAGGCACCCGTCGCGGCGGATCCGCACCAGGGTGAGGCAGACCGGGCACGGGGCTTCGGGCGGACGGACGGCGGCGGCGGTCACAGACACCCCCCGCCGTCGCGCCACGACGCCGCCCAGCGCCCGGGGAGCACCCGCGTCGCCCGAGACGCCGTCCCGCGGTCAGCGCGGCCGCTGGAGAGCGTCCTGCGCGGGGGACGCGACTGGACGGAGGTGGACGCCGCCGACCGCTCTACCGACCTCGCCCCGCTGCTACCAACCTCGGCGGAGAGGTCGGTAGACGCCAAACGGCTTGCCGTAAGCCCTTCTACCGACCTTACCGACCTTACCGACCTCAAGAGGGGGTAAGACTTCGGCGAACAGGGGCCACGGAGGGCAGCCCCGCACGTTCGCGTGCGTGCGTATGCGCGCGCGAGGTCGGTAGGTCGGTAGAACCCCTTTCCCGCTGCGGGATTCGCGTCTACCGGCGATAGTAGAGAGGTCGGTAGGTCGGTAGGACCGGGTCGGTAGCGCATCAGAAGGGCACCTCGGTGGGGAAGTCCTCGTCGGCGGTCTCGGTGGTCGTCTCGGGCTCCCCATCGCGCACCCAGCGGTTGAGCTTCTTCGGCGACGTCCCGTCGGGGCGGACCATCAGCGCGGCCTCGGCCTTCGTGACGGCGTGCTGCTCGCCGCGGTAGCCCAGGGCGCGCATGACCTCGCCGACGCGCATCTCGTGGGCGCGGGTGCGGTCCTTGGCGGGGACCTCGATGGCGCGCTCCAGCAGCAGCGCGGTGGTGAGGTGCTTGCGGGAGGCGTCCTGGGCGATGTCGGCGCGCCACTTCGCGGCCACGTACCGCTCGATGACAGCCTCCCAGGGGTCGCGCAGCCGGTGCCGCTCGGCGCCCTCCTCGCGCTGGCGGTCCTCGTCGTCGGTAAGCCACCACGGCTCCCCGGCGCGGTAGGCGGCCACCGCTTCGGCCCAGAGCTGGTCGCGCCACTGCTGGGCGAGCTCGAGGTCGATGCGCCCACCGACCCGCACGCACCAGAAGCGCCGCGAGCCGGTGGGGTCGGTGAGGAACTGCTCGGAGTTGGTGCTCCCGACGATCACGCACGAGCGGCGGAAGTTCTCGGTGATCCGTCCGTACGGTGGCCGGAACGTGTCGGCCTGGCGCGCGATGAACGCCTTGACCTCGCCCGCGTGCCGCGCGCTGGTGATGCGGTCGATCTCGCCCCACTCGGTGATCCACGCGGCGTGGATCTGTTGCAGGCCGTCCTTGTCGCCGATGCGGATCTCGGTGTCGGCGAACCACGCATCGCTGGCGAGGGCGCGGAAGAAGCTCGACTTTCGCAGGCCCTGCGGCCCGACGAGCACGAGAGCGTGGTCGACCTTCTCGCCGGGCTTGAGCGCACGGGCGACGGCCGAGATCATCCAGAGGCGGCACATGCGCTGCGCGAGGGCGCGCTCTTCGTCGTCGCCCTGGGCGTGGAGGATGGCGCTCGCCACGGAGCTGAGGCGCTCGGTGCCGTCCCAGCGCAGCGTGCCCAGGTACTCCTGCACCGGGTGATAGGCGCGGTCGTGGGCGAGGGCGCGGATCGCCTGCATCACCCCGGTGTCGCTCGGGTCGAAGCCGCCCCAGGGGGCATCCTCGATGGCCTCGCGGAACCAGCCGACGCGGGCCTCGGGGAGCGGGGCGCCCTCGAACTCGATGCCCTGCGTCATCTGGTTCAACCGGAACCCGCCCGCGAACAGCGGGGCGCTCCGGAAGATCTTCATCGTGTTGCCGAAGCTCTTGACCACGCGCCCGCGGGACCGGGAGAGCTTCGTCTCCCAGGAGCTCAGCTCGCGGCGCTCCTCGGGCGTCGGCCTGGCGGTCGACCACGCGCGCTTCGCGGCGACGGGATCGCGGGCGAGGTCGGCCAGCCACGCGGGCAGCTCAGGGAGCTCGACCTCGGCGGCGTGCGCGCCGGGGCGCCAGCGCAGCACGTGGGCGCCGTCGATGGACGGGGGGATCGGCACCGCGCCGCGGGCGAGCACGCTCACCCCGGCCACCGCGCCGTGAAGGTTCTCGGCGGACGGGACCGGCATCCCCCCGGCCGGCGCGCGGTACAGCGCCACGCGGGCCCCGGCGCCGCTGGCCCACCGGGGCGCCAGCGGGAGCTCGCCGTGCAGGCCCGTGAGGCGCGCGAGGTTCTCCTCCCCGGCCTTGCCGTTCACCACGATGGCAACGACGCCGCCGGTCACACCACCCAGGTCCACGTCGATGCCGCGGGGCGTCTCGCGCACGGGCCACCCCTTGCGGGCGAGCACCTCTGCGATGGCCTTCGTCCCGAGGTCCTTCCACGGGTCGGGCTTGATCTTCGCCACCGCCACCGCCCCATCAGCCACCACTGAGCACCTCCCGCAGCTTCTGCACGCGCACCGACACCTCGCGGACCAGCGCCCGCAGCTCTGCGATCTCCTGCGCGGGGAACACCCGCCCCTCGGCCTCGGCGCGGGCCTGGGCCTCGGCCACCCAGCGCGCCCGGCTGCAGAGGTCCTCTGCGTCGGCAAGGTCGAACGCGCTGCGCCAGATCCCGGCGCGCACACCGGCCCGCGCCCGGGGCGAGCCCATCCAGTCGACGCCGCGCGCGAGGACTGCGCCGACGACACCCGGGAGCTCCGGCTGCGCGCTCACGCAGCCCACCCCGCGCGCCGGCGCCCCGACGCGACGTCGAGCTCGTGCGCCGCCAGATCCCACGCGGCCTCGATCGCCGCGGCCCACCGCCGGCACCGGGTGGCGCGGTCGTGGTCCCGGTCGGTCTGCGCCGCGCGCTCCCAGGAGAGGCGCTCCTCCAGCGCGGTCCGATGGAGCTGCGCCCGCATCGCGTCGAGGTCGACCGGGAGCGCGTCGGCGTCGCAGCGCAGGAGCACCACGAGCGCACGCACGGCGTCCGAGAGAAAGGACCGCTCGGCGCTCACGCTGCACCCCGCAGCCGCTCGCGCATTTCGCGCACGCGCAGATGTACGAGCCTCGGCGTGACACCGTGCTCCGCTGCGATCACGCGATAGGGCGTGCCGCGCTCCAGCCGCTCCAGCCAGACGGCCACGGTGGCGTCGCCCCCGGTGCGGGCCCGCCCGGCCGGCCCCACGGAGCGCCCGGTGGCGACCCGCGCCGCGTCGCGGCACCGCGCGCTGGCGCAGTCGCGCGACACCCACTCGCCCGTGACCGGGTCCCGCCACTGCTCGCGGCCCCGCTCGGTGCGCTGGATCCAGCCCGCGCGCAGGAGGCGCGCCGTGAGCTGGCCCTTCTCCGTGGCGGTCGTGCGCTCGCGGCCCCGGCCAGTGACCGGCGCGAGGTGATCCCAGGGCAGCACACCCCCGGTGAGGTCCACTGGGCGGTGCACCTCGCACCAGGCGCCGCCCAGTGTCGCGTGCACGTGCCGCCCGCAGTCGATGCAGCGCACCCGGCTCACGACCGCACCCCCCGCGCCCGCGCCTCGAAGGCCGCGACCAGCGCCGCCACGGGGTGCATCGGCACCCGCGACAGGGGCCGCCGACGTCGCGTCGGGGTCCGCGCCGGGGCGGCGACCCGTACCACCCGCACGACCT